TCCGCCCCCGCACAACCCACCATAATTTGGATGTAGCTGTGCTTTGCGCATAAAAAAACCGCTAACGCGGTATGTGCGCCTTTGTAGATATCCGGGAGACCAATCCCGACAACCGATTTTGCGGCTGTAAAGGGAATATAGCCCCGGATATCTGTTTGTGTCAACGCGTCACTTTGCTAAGCATGATGTCAGCGTCTGATTCTTCTTTGTGGCACTGCGTTATCAACAGCTCATAGAACGGCTTAAAATTACGCCGCCATGTTGGTTCAGTTAACTCCATTGCATCGCTACAGATGGCTCTGCGAACGTTTTCCCCTGGTAATCTGGCATACCCACGACCGGTGCATTTTGGACACGTTTTGTTGACTGGTACGCCCTGCAATTCCGTTTGCGTCTTATCCAGCACAACCCCTTTCCCATGGCATCGGCACGAGTTGCTGATTACCTTCTTTCCACCGCATCCCTTGCAGAGAGCGCGAACCACTTCCCGCTTTGGCTTGAGGTCGTTACCCGGAATCGGCTTATCGAATCGCACAAGCTTCACTTCAGATAGTTGCGTCAGCTTGCCCATAGCCGCTTTCATAGTGAAAACTTCAGCCTCTATGAATCCTTCCCCAGCACAGCATTCGCATTGACGAACACTAGCCGCACTGCGTGAATAATCCTGGTAGGCAAAAGTTGCGAGTATTTGCAGAACCCTTTGCTTAATATCTTCATCAAGTTCTGAGATTGCTTTGCATTGCCCGGCCAGGCGTTTTGCAATTTCATAAAGTCCCTCCACTGCTTTATCTGGTGCACTGATGCCAATCTTCGCCAGATATAAATCCAGACCGATGCCGCTTTTAAGTCCTGCAAGACCTAATGCGGCCATCACTTCACTGATGCTCAACGAGTCAGAAGCTGTCGCCCTGGGTGCGTCTGTAATGTGTGGTGATTTTGGTGCAAAGTATTTCCCGATTGCTTCAAGTCTCACAGTCTCGCCCTCCTGCGCTGTTTAGCTGTCCTACGCTCTGCCGCCTTACCGGTGTGACGGTGGTTAGCGATGGGGTACGAGTAACCGATTGATGGTAGTGAATTGAAGTGGCGTGACAGTGATGCAAGGGTGAGTGCTATTGCTGCGTGTAGTTTCATGCGGCCTCCTGCTGTCGCTTGCGTAGTTTTTCGTAATGACGAGCCCGGCGCGTGAAGATGGATTTCACTCGCTTCAAATACTCGATGTCGAACTTGCGCGGTTTGTTGTCGTGCTCAATGCGCTCTACGCGCTCTGGGCCGATTTTCTCGATAAGGTTGATACGGAAGGGGATCAGGTTGCCGGATAGCTCCCTGTTGCATCTCACGCAGCCTGCGTGGATGTTGAAAACGTTAAATCTTAAATGTGCTGCCGAGCCTCTTGAGCGGTAATGACTTGCATCTACTGCCCCACCTCTTACCCCGTAAACCAGTGGCTTACCGCATGCTATGCAACGCTTGCCATAGTCACGCCAGAAAATGAACCGGTTAACTGCTACCTGAGCTTCTTTGTTCCAGTCGGATGCGGTCTTGAGCTTTTCCCGCCTGGCTTTCAGATTTGCGCGGTCTACCTTGTCCTGTTTGGCTTGCTCTTTAATCTTGCCGTGGGAAATTGCGCAAGGTATTGAGCAGGTTCTTTGGAGTGAATTTCGAGGGGTGAATTCTATGGAGCAGATAACGCATTTCTTCGGCTTCGGCGGTTTACGCCTGTCAGCCATAGTTGCGCCCCCACTTACGGTCGCATTGTCGAATCCAACCGTTCATGTTGTTGGTGACGGTGCTGTTGTGCGGCCCCTTGTACTTCTCTTTTCCCGATTTGCAGCGGATGTGAATAGCGAGCGCCAGTATCGGATAAGTGAAGGTGAGAAGTGCTAACAGAAGCGCCGCTACGGTCACCTTAATGGTGAAGGCTGGTAAATCCCTTACTTCGGTATCAGGAAGCTCTACAACTTCATCCCACGCATTATCTGCTACGTTGCTCATAACTTGCGTTGATGCCGACAAACAGTCGAAGTAATTGAAGTCGTAACCTGCTGCGGCGGCCCAATATGGATTGTCCAGAAAGTGCCTGAGCGTTATTGGCCCATACCTGCTAATTATCATCGCTATCTCCATTCGGTTTAGTTTCGACATACGCATCACTAGCGCATGAATCGCACACATACGTTTCGCCGTTTAATGGCTTCGTACACTGAGCGCAATATCCTGCTGCTGCATTGCTGTTTCGCTGGTAGGTGGTGACTGATTCAGGAGTTAGCATTCATCACCCCTCTTCTGCTTGTTGTAGACAGCCCATGTGATGGCATTGTGCTTCTTGCGTCCGGCTGCATCGAGAAGGTGAATGCCTTCGTGACAGCTGTGATTGGCCTTCACGTCATCTTCCAGTTGCTGCAGTTGCTCGTATGTGTGGGTTGATAGCTTGAGCCGGTTCCAGCCGAAGTTACGCGGTAGGGTTGTCATTCTCAGCATCCTTCATCATGAGGAAGACAATCATTGCGGCGCGGAGTGGGTTTTTCTGGTACTCAATAAAGCATGTGCGCTGCATGTTTTTCACATGGCACCATGTAGTTTGAGGTTCGGTACTGTTGTCGCCATCAAATTCGATGGATATTCCATGTCTTGCGATGATTTCCCATGCAACAGCGGCATCGTTGCAGTAATCAAGTTGGTAGCCATTCTGGTGTGTCACAAATCGCGAGCCATCTTTGTTACGCAGCCCTGTTTCTGTTCCTCGCCCCCAACACCAACCATCTCGGACATATTTCCGATGGCTAACTTCTTGTGAATCATCTGTGTAATAGCGAGTTAAAATCAGGTGATTAATTACCAAATCATTTATTTCGCGATCGTTCATCTGTGAATATTCGGTCATGCTCTTGTCCTTCTCATGCGGTCCCATTTAGCGCGCAAGAGTCCGTAGACATAATCGAATGTCTGAACCTGGCTTTCTGTTGGGATTGGTTTTGATTTATTGCGGGAAAGTTTGGTGGGCTTGAATATCGATGCATCCATTACGGCTACTATGCTGCTCTTTCGCTGGCGCACTATTCCTCCTGCTTCCTCTGAAGCTTGAAGTACTCACCATCTTCTGGATTTGGCAGGGTCAGGCCGAACTGTGCAGCCCACGATTCAACACGCATCATGAAGTAATGCATATCGCCAGTGTCTAAATCTGAGGTGTGTTTTAGCTCTTGCCGGGTCGTTACTTCGCCTGTGACAAAATCGGTATAGGCGACATCTTCAAAACCGAGATATGTGGCTTTGAGGTTGTGCTTAACCCATTTGGCGTTGCAGTGGTGGCGACCTGCTTTGATGAGGTACTTGCTGATGTGCTCATACCAGACGTGGCTTAGAGCGTTTTGTGAGAGGCTTCGTTTTTCTTTCCAGGGCTTAATGGTAAGTCGGTAACATTCGCCGCTTTCAAGGAATGGCATTAACTGATTACCGATGGCCTGAAAGTTTGATTTATGCAGGCGTATGCCTTCTTTCGGAATCTCCATCGCTATCCCCTTTAACGGTTATCCCAGCGGAGCGGAGGTTTATGGTGTCACCGAGGCTGCTACCATTAGGTGCGACGCCAAGGATTTCGTCAGAGAGCACAATTGTCATTTCCAGGCTGTCAGAAGCATCTCTAAAAACCATGTTATGCAAAGGCTCTTCGTCGCTTTTTCTTGGGAAAGATGAGTGATACTCACCAAGATTACCCATCATCCACGATTCATCCTGCACAATTACGTAAAGCTTGCCTTTTTCCAGGCTATCAGGCTTTAGTGCTTCGGTCATAAATCCCCCATTCCAGTTTTAATATTCTTCATGAAGAATCTTCCCGCAGTGGGCGCATCGCTGGCGGTAGAGGGTGGTTATTTGGTAAGGGCGGCGTTTGTCTTGCCCGTAGAAATATTCTCTTTTGGTTTCACCAATTATTTTCCACTGATGCATTCCAAAAAGGCACTTCCATTTTCTTGTATCCATTACGTCCTCACCCCTCTCAATAGTTTGTTAAACATCGCCATATCCGCACTCATGCTTTCTCCCCTTCGTGCTGCCTGCACATTTCATCGAAGTCACGCAGCGTTAATCCGAGCGCCAGCGCTATAAGCTGCCTTGCCGCTGGGCCTGGGTTCTCGTCTTTGATGAAATGGTTAAACTGCCAGACAGAGAGCTTTAGCTTTTTGGCAATGTTTCGCCTTTTGATGCCCTTTGCATCCATGAAGCTTTTTACGACTTCTTCAACGGTATTCATGTTCCTTGCCTCACGTTGTCGCCTGCCCATACCTCGTTATATTCAGAGGCTGGCATATTGGCGATGTAGTTGAATGGTGATGCGGTTTCGGTTGGTAAAAACTGGTGCGAATTGGCGTCAAGGTACAGCGGTATCCCACCTTCCCAGCCTTCGCCGTTACGCTGCTTCTCAAGCATCAGCACAGATGCAGGGGCAGCCATTGCCTTGCGTTCCTTGTCGTCCAGTTCTTCGCCCTGCTGGTCTTTCTGTAGGGCTTTCTCACGCACCTTGTTACGCCAGATGATAAACAGGTTGTCGGTAAGGTCGGTGATTGACCCTGAGCCTTTCACGTCCATCTTTCCGGTCGGTTTCTCCTCGCTTTCACCCTTCCTGCTGTGAGTAACGAGAATAACGTGGCTGCTGGTCTTGTTCTTGAAGTCACACAGCGCATCAACAAACGCTTTCTGCCCGTTGTAATCGTCGTCACCAATGCCGCACTTCATGAGGCTATCGATGATGAACAGCTCAATGCCGTAACGTTTCCAGGCATATGTGAATATTTCAATCAGGCGATCAGCTTTAGCGGTTCCCGTCAGGCCGAATAGCCATAACCGGTCATCGTAAAACTTGAATGCGGAGTCAATTTCTAGCGTCGGCGGGAGTTTCAGGCAGGTTGATTGCCGGGTTAGACGCTTCAACAGGATGCCCGGTTTAATTTCCAGGGAAGCCACACAGGTTTTAACGCCCTGACGCATGGCTTCCAGTGCCATATGCCCGACCACTTCCGTTTTACCGTGACCGTTGACGCCGTTCACCAGTGATAGCTCAGCCTGGCGGAAAGCAAAGTTATGGTTGAGTGATTCCCACGGGCTGTAGAACAGGCTCTGCTCTTTGCCGTAGAAGGCGTTGATGGTGTCCTGGTAAAACTCTCTGGCGCTGTAAAGCTCCTCGGGATCGAAAAATGACGCTCGTTCGAGGTAGCCCACAATGTCATCGGCTGAAACGCCCGCCATTAGGCACTCGTTGATGTCTTTGTGTGGAAGCTTCACCAGGCGACAACGGTGCTCACCAAGGCGAGTGGCAATCTCTCTTGCTGCCGTCTGTCCTACTTCGTCGCTGTCCATGCTGATCCAGATTTCATCGAACCGGTCGAGATTGTGATATTCGAATTCAATCCACTGCTGTTTAGCCCCTTTACCACCGCCGAACGGAACCGACAGCGCCGGGAGTCCATATTGGTAGTAACTCATGCAGTCGATTTCACCTTCGCAGATGACCACGATCCGCATGTTCTTCGGGATGGCCTGCCAGCCATACAGACACGGCTCACAATCACCCTCTGCCATGATGACCTTCTTCCCATCAGGACGCTCAGTGCTGATGCGCTTAACCTGCAACAGCTCACCGTCACGCTTGTAGGGGAATGCCAGCGCATCCAGTTCACGCTCACCGTTCCAGACCTTCGCCGCTGCCACTTCGTACAGCTTCGCCGTCTCTGCGGATATTCCACGGGAGGCCAGGTATTCGATGTGCTTTTCGGTTTTGGTTAGGTAACGGGCGACTTTCTTGCGGTCTGGTCGGGAGAATTTCTTTTGCTGCTTTGCAGCGAAGTGGTGGTCGTCGTCCTTGATACCTAAAAACTCTTTGGCTTCGGTCATCGCCTGGTGCAATCCGCAATCCCTGACGGCTACCCACAAGTCCAGAAGGTCTCCAGTGCTGCCCTCTGCAAAGTCTGACCAGACTTTTTTCCCTGCAAGATTAACCTTGAGGCTCTTGCCAGATTCACCGTTGATACTCCCGGCTACCCATTCGTGACTCTCTCGCTTACCGTTTGGTAGCAGGTACTTCGCCACCCTTTCGACCTGATTCCATAGCTGGTCACTTAATTCGCTAGGTGTCATGATGCCCTCAAATCAAACTTGTTAAACCAGTACCGGACAAACCCATCGCTCAGTAAGCCGTGGTTGTACCCGGCAATCAGCAACGCCTTAATCCGTGATTTCATCGTAACCTCAGAGGAAAACGTAACCGCCCTTGCTCACCTTCACGTTTGTTTTCGCAGCACCTGATGCCGAAGAGAACCCACGCTGAAAACCCTTCGCATTTCTTAGCCATGTATTTAGCGCTCTGTTCCAGTCTACAAACTTGCTGTTTTTGCTCAGGTGGTGATCGGTGAACTTCTCAAACTCTTCCTGCAAGGAAACGCCTAGCTTTCCTGCCATCTGCTGATGTGATTCGCTCGGTTTAAATCCCTCAGGCATGACGGTAGATTTTTTCTTGTCGCCAATAGGTTCTATTACTGGTTCAAAAGAGTGACTGATTCTGGTGCCAGCAGGCGGCACAGGGGGTGTGCTTTCTGACGGCACAGGGGTGCTTTTTGGCGACCCACCTATGCTTTTTTGCGGCACAGGGGGTGTGCTTTCTGACGGCACAGGGGTGGCACTTAAGTTCAGGTAGTAAACATTGGATGTATTACCCTTACCGTTGTTAACGCCAATCCTGTTTTCTTTCCTCATGAAGCCTAGTTTTATCAGAGCGGCGATGTGATCCTTAACTGCGCTCTTACTGCACTCACAGTGGTCAGCAATGTGCTGATATGAAGGCCAGCACTCACCATTGTCGTTTGCATTGTCGGCAAGCTTAATGAGAACCAGTTTTCTTAATGGGTTCCCAACTTTAATGCTCATAGCCTTTGCCATTAAGTTCATGCTCATGGTTATTACCTTATGTGTTTTCTCTGCACTCAAGGCAATGGAGTTCTCCACCCTTTATCAGCAGCGATTGAAGATGATTTCTGTTTTTTTCTCTTATCAGCTCTGCGCCCAACTTAGCCAGGGCATAAAGACAAGAATTTGCTGAACCGAAATGCTCGATTTTTAACTCTCGCAAAATACTACTCGCGTCCATTTCTAAAGCGGGATCCATGGATACGACTTGATAGTTAATCGGCAGGTTCTCTATTTTCTCATTGGTGGGCGTTAACCCTGGTTCTTCGAGGATTAAGGACTCCACTTCACTAGGCGTACACCTAAAAAATTCTCGCCTTTCATTAACCCTTCTGTTTGCTAGAAGGTGGTGAATATATTTTTCATCGGCCAACGGGTTGAGAGAGAAAAACGAAGACTCTACGATGAATGGCGTAGGAACCGAGGTTGACTTTGATAGTTCGGCAGCCCTAACTTCTGGGCTGGTTGTTGTCATCCCTATCTTTACAACTCCAGGCAATGACGGGTTAGATAAAACATATATCCAGCCATTTTCCCGATAGTGAGATGCTAGACTCCCGCTAATTGTGGTTCTTTCTAAGCCAAAAAAGTCGTTACTCATGGCGTTTCTCCTGCTGCTTCTTGTTGACCTCCAGCGCTGCTCTCAACTTCTCAACAGCTTCTGGCTTGAAGGAACGAATGAAACGGTCACGGGCAACGTTCTTGTGTATTTCGTCCTGGTAAAATGTTTTCCGCTTTGTCATAATGACTCCTGTGAATTGATCCAGTTATTCGTCTCAGAATTCCATGGTGATTTGATCTGAATGCTCGGGTGCAACCGGGCATTTTTTCTTTGTAAGCATCCGCTCAATCCTCAATAACGACTGCGCTATATCAGACTCCGGCGCTTCCACTTCCAGCATTGCCATTACCATGCTCATCAGCTCAAAGAAGCTGTGCTTCTGGTTTCCTGCTGCATGCTTCATGCGTGTTACTGCTGCTTCGTTCATTCCGATGAACTGGGCTAATTTCGTCTGTCCCACCACTGCCAGCTTGCCTAACAACTGGCTTTCAATGCGCTTAGCGCTTTTGCGTTCTCTTGCATAGTCCATTAGATAAACTTCCATTGTTGAATTAGATAGATACGTGACATTGCGGTGAGCAAGTCACTTTGTGGTTCCCTGGTGTTCCGAGGGAGGTCAGATTGATAAAGAGCGGTAATGCGATTTATTTTTTGGTGCTTGGGAATGGTTTAACCTCTTCCCCGCTAACAGAACCATCTGGCTTAATGGTCACCATGATCTTTCGACCAGCACTGATGGCTTTGCTAATTGCGTACTGAGTAAGGCCAAAATCATTAGCCACCTTGGCTTGAGAATGGATTTTGGCGTAATCAGCAAGAGTCATTTGGTTCATAGGCACTCTCCGTATTGATACCACCACCAAAGAATACTACAGGTATTTATATCAATCAATACCACAGATATTTTTAAATCAAATACTCTGAGTATTAGAATAGGGCTATGGAAAACAAGAAAACCCTGACGACAGAACAGCTTGAAGATGCCGCGCGTCTAAAGGCTTTGTATGAGTCGAAAAAGAAAGAATTGAGGATCACTCAGTACACCATCGCTGACGACCTTGGCATTACTCAGGGTGCTGTTGGGCATTATTTGAATGGAAGAAATGCCCTAAATGTTGATGTTGCGTCTGGATTTGCAAAACTCCTACAGGTATCGATATCAGACTTTAGTCCTTCCATTGCGGCGAAGGCTGCGGGGCTGGCCGCAAGTCTGAAAGAAGATGTTATTGAGTATGCTGGTAAGCCAAAAAATGGCGTGGTGCCGGTTATTGGTGAGGCCATACTTGGTGTTGATGGCATGATGGATATGGTGGAGGTTCGCGCGGGATGGCTTCAAATTTACAGCGCAGACAAGGATGCTTACGGACTAAAAGTTAAGGGTGACAGCATGCATCCTCGCATCCAGTCAGGTGAATTTGTTGTGATTGAGCCAAATACTCATGTGCATTCTGGCGACGAGGTGTTCGTAAGAACACTTGATGGTCACAACATGATTAAAGTGATGACAAAAACCCGAGATGGTAGTTATCAATTCTCTAGCATAAACAATGAACACAGGCCGATCACCATGGAACCAAACCAGGTTGAAAAAATGCACTTTGTTGCAGCCATTGTGAAAGCCACGCGGTATGTAGATTACGATGAGATACCGCCTAAAAGCACACTCGGCCTAAATCTTTCCAGTTAGCAGTGGCCTGAGGATATCTTCGAGTAGGTAGGCGAGGTCGCAGAGATGCGGCCTTTTTGATGGGTAGATAAAATACCGATTGAAGACAAACCCTGAGTTCATATACAGTAAACGCAACCCTCGAATGAGGGTTTTTTTGTTTCTGAGATTTGATAAGACTTAGTCTTGCGTACAGGTCAATTCCTGGATAAACTCGATCCTAGTCAAACACTTAGCGAGATTAGTCATGGAAAAAGAAATTCAAAGCGTACATGCATTTAAGGACTTCCTTGAATCGCTTATGTCGCTGAATATTATGAAGGAGGCAACCGCTCGCAACTTAAAAAACTCATCCGCCCGTCTACTGACAGTAGTCAAGGAAAATGAGATGGGTGATGTGACCAAGCTTGATGTAAATGAGCTTGCAGAGCGATATGTCAACGCAACCGAGCCAAAGCCTAGCGATAGCAGTATCACTGCGTATAAAAGCCGCATGGAAAGCGCAATCAAAAAGTTCATTGCCTTCCAGGCTGGCGAGGAAATTCCGTACAACCCTATAGACCGTCAAGAAGAGGAAGAAGAATTGGTTGAAGTGAAACATCACGCTGAGGTTAAGAGCGCCGCTCCTTCCTCTTACTCATTGCCAGTGGTTATTCGCCCCGAGTCAGGCACAACAGTCACCATCAGCGGCATACCTACTGACCTCACAAGCGAAGAAGCCGAACGCATCTCTTCAATTCTGAAGGTTTACGTCCGGCCTCAGTAATGCAAAGAATACAGCACAATGTCCAACTCCCCAGTCCGACATTGATGCTGATAGCTGCGCCCCCTACGGGAGCCCTTGCTAAGATAACCAACACACTACCTGGTTACATTAGCGGTTGCAGTTAAAAATTTCAAGCAGCGAAGGGCTGCTGTGAAAATGAGATAGCCATCATGGCAACTACAATCTGCTCTAAATGCGGCAATAGCTGCGAACTAATCTTCCGCCCTTATATCATTGACAAGAACGGCAAGAAGAGATTTCCTAAGAACTCTCGAGTGTTCCCCATCCCAGTCTGTGGATGTGATGAAATCTAAATAAACTCAACCCGGCCACCGAGCCGGGTTTTTATTGCCCCTTTCTCACCAGTTCCGCAGCTTTCACAAACACTTCATCCTCTAGCCCATCGCCCTTCTTACGCCCTAGCCTCACCAGTTCATCGACAATACTATCCCTGTGTATTGTTTTCTGAGCTGATATCAGACCGATAACTGCCGCACCGATAGCTAGTCCCACCAATCCCGTCTGCTCGTTTTCACTAATCACACGAATACTCCGCTCAAATTTCGACCATAACAACCTACCACATAGCCGCTGAGATGGCATTTACAAAAATAAATACTTCTTATATTCATAGCCTTAACTAATACCAATACAAATAAAATACTTGGAGTATTTACTATTAAAAATACCTAGAGTATTCTTTTTCCATCAGCAGGACGCTGAGGCACTACGAAAAGGAATTTTGCTCTTTAACAATTTAGCCCTGTGAATCCACAGGCCGAGGCGAGTGCTTCGGGGTGAAATGAAATGCAGCGTGAGATAGCGCAACCACGAAGATCAGCACCGTGGCATATCACCACCAAAGCACTCACTGAGGAATACCCATGAACAGAAATCAACGCCGCATGGCTGAGTACAACGCCAGAAAAGCATCTCAGCAGATTGATGCCTGCAACTATGCAGGAAAGATTAACCGGGCATTTGCAAAGCTGTCTGGTGAGGCGAGCCCAAAGGTGCAGCAAGCACTCCTCGCTCCTAACTGGAGAGAGCCTAAAGAAGTATCAGGTAGTGCTTGCTTGCCGCAGGTAGCGTTATACGCGGCGGGTAATCGCACAGTCCGAAAGGATGCCGTGCATATCATTAAGTGAGGGTTAGCGATGCAAAACAGAAACGAATTTTACGCAAGTGAGTGTCGCGCAGCAGTTGCCGAATATCGCGCTCAGGCGGTGAAGCATCGCGATTGTCCAGTGCTTCACCCTTGTTATGTGCAGCTTGCCTGGAAGAATCGGAACCACGCCCGCGAGTATTCATTGCTGGCTGCTTAGGCGGTCATTTTTATTTGAGGTGATTGATGCGTATTGAAGAAATCACACAGCTACCAAAGATGTACCGCGTTATTGAGGTCGACCTGGACGTGCTGCGTAACGGAATTTGCTCAGGCGGCGGCGTCATCTTTGACATAGACAAAGTGGTTAAGCGCAAAGTTAGACGCGTTCGGCATAAAGGCGGATGGAAGTGGCAGCTTGTTAGGGAATATATCGGTCAGGAGTGGAATGATTACTGCTTCTGGTCTGACAGGGAGTGCCTGAACGAGTTGAATTGGTCGCTCGGATTGGTGGGGTAGCTGGTCGCCATGTGCGGCCATTTTTATGCAGAAGGAGTGAGTGATGAGTAAAGAAACGGGTGGTTGTGCATTTCCGTATGTTGATAAGTCGCAAAATTCAACAACGTGTGAGGTAACTGAAAATTATGGCGACGGTGGCATGACATTGCGTGATTACTTTGCAGCAAGCGCCATGCAACAACTGGTTGTTCATAGCCGTGCAGAACATGATGGGATAGCTAGAACTTGCTACCAAATGGCTGACGCAATGCTCAAAGCCCGCGCAGGAGAATAGATATGGAGAAATTCGAATACTTCGTCATGGATGGCAGGGCGAGATTCAACCCCGCCGATGCGGCTGTTTATGAGGCTCTGGGTCAGAAGCGCCCAAGCGATAAATATCTGAATCGAGACTGGTCTGGGATGGGTGCTGTTCTTGTTCGTGCGCCAGTGGTGAATGAAGGTTCAGGTGGGTGCAGTACCTGCGGTGACTTTGAATATTTACGCGATATCACTTGAGTAACTTCCGCATCAGCTTTCACTGAGAGCTGATTCTGAAACACCCTCGTTGTCCCTATTGCCGCTTAATTGCGGCATTTTTTTAACTGGAGAAAAGTATGGACGACTTAGATTTCTGGGAAGAATGCATTTCAATTGCGGCTGATGAGTGCGAATTATCAATCAGCAAAGAGCAATTAAGATGCTTGGCTGAGTCGGTAAGTGGCGGCCACGAAAACTACGGAATGGCTTTCTACTCACCTCCTGACTCTGACAGATATGCAGAAATTGAAAGGGAATGGGAGAGAAAATATAAAGACCTTGAGAAAACATTAAGCAAATACCAGCGAGACGCTGAAGTAGCCGTGAAGCAAGCATTGCGGGTACACAGTGACGCAAACATAAGCATTGGTGAGTACGGAGAAGTCTTGCATCACGCCGGAAGAACCACACGTATTCAATAGCCACCTTCGGGTGGTTTTTTATTGCGTCCATTCCTGAGCGATATCCACTGATGAATGAACACAAACCTAACAGGAGAGAGCATGAGCGAAGTAACGGATTTAGTCGTCATTGAAAAAGCGAACGCCATGGCGGTGTTTCAGTCAGCTGACCAGGTTGAAGAAATCCTTCAACGTGTTGAGCGTGAAGTTATGTCCTTTGTGCCTGATGTAACCACGGCGAAGGGCAGAAAGGAGATCGCTTCTCTGGCTTACAAGGTGGCGCAAACCAAAACATATCTCGATGGTCTGGGTAAAGACCTTGTAGCTGAGTTGAAGGAAATCCCGAAGCTGATTGATGCCAACCGTAAAACGGTGCGTGACCGTCTGGATGCGCTACGCGACAAAGCTCGTCAACCATTCACCGAGTGGGAAGCCGAACAGGAGCGCATTAAGCAGGAAGAAGAAGCGTTGCGAAAAGCTGAAGATGATAAAAAGCGATTCGAATCAGACCATGAACTTGCCCTGCTGATGAATAAGGACTTTGACCGTGAAGCTGCGGAAAAGGTAGCCGAAGCCGAGCGCCAGCGCATTGCTCATGAGGAAGAGTTAAAGCGCCAGGCAGCGGAACAGGCCAAACGCGAAGCAGCAGAAGCGGCACAACGTGAAATCGACGCAGCGGCAGCCCGTGAGCGTGAGGCGTTGTTAGCTAAAGAGCGTGCTGAACGTGAGCAGAAGGAAGCCGCAGAGCTTGCAGAGCGCAACCGTATCGCTGCTGAGCAGAAAGCAGAGGCGGATAAGAAGGCGGCAGCCGAGAAAGCCGAACGTGAGAAGCTGGAAGCTATCGCAGAAACGCAGCGCAAAGCACAGGCAGAAGCTGATCGCATTAAGCGTGAAGCAGACGAAAAGGAACAAGCTCGTCTGGCAGATGAAAAGCGTATCGCAGATGAAGCAGCAGCCCGCGCAGCAAATATCGAGCATCAGAAAGCCATCAATCACCAAGTAGCCGTAATTCTTATTAAGGCTGGCATTTCACCGGAATGCGCAAAAGATTGTGTTATTGCCATTGCTAGAAATCAGAACCACGCACTCACTTTAGGCGTAACACCACCCGTTCAAATCAACTACTAATTCAAATCAAATCTAAGGAATAGCCCATGATGTACGCCATCGCTGGGCAGTCCACATCGGGCTGCTCTACCAACTATTTGCTAAAAATGCAGTATCACCCATCCAATCGCCTGACATCTGCCAGCTTCACCCCACCACCGAAGAAAAGCTGGCTGGATAAGTTGGTCGATTTTCTTCGCCAGGAGGGTCAGCCGTGATGAGCCAGCAACCGGCACCAAAAATGCCAGAGCCTGAGTTTCTGGCAGCGATGAAAGAAATGTTAGGCGCCAAGTTACCTGAGCCGCAGAAGGAGGGAGCATGACCACTAATCCCCCGCAATTAGCCACCACACTAGCTATCAGCAGCATCTGGCGAGTCGCTTACATACGAAGCGCTCTTGAGTATCGGAAGGCTGGAAGACGCAAAGAGAAGCGCCTGGCATTACATGCAGCATTTCTGGAAAAGATGAACTCACGCGAGCTACTCGGCCCCGCGCCGTTCTGAGGTTAATGATGGAAACGAAATTGGTTTACAAAGCAATCAGCGCAGTAGCCGCAGAACTGGCAACGCAAGGGATTCAGAAGCACAGACACCAAGGCAGTCAGGTTAATTATGCGTTCCGTGGCATTGACGCCGTTTATAACGCGCTGGCCCCGGCACTGGTTAAGCATGGATTGCTTATTCTCCCACGCTGCACAGAGCGCTCTTCATGCGATCGCACAAGCAAGAATGGCGGTGCACTGTTTTATATCACTGTGCGTGCTGAGTTCGATTTCGTCAGTACTGAGGACGGCAGCATTCACACGGTTGTGACTTATGGCGAAGCAATGGACAGCGGGGACAAGGCTACCAACAAAGCCATGTCGATCGCCTACAAATACGCAGCATTCCAGGCTTTCTGTATTCCAACGGAAGAAACCGCGATTGATGCAGATGCCGAAGTTCACCAGGTAGCAACTCGCAATCCTGATGAGGTACTGAAGGACTTTACATCTCAGGCGGCAGACTGCCAAAGCGTTGCTGAACTGGCTGGAATCTACAAGTCAGCATGGAATGCACTGGCGGCGGCACCAGAACAACAACAGAAATGCGTAGACGTGTACAAGACGCGCGGCGCAGAACTCAAACAGGCGGCATAAATGGCAAGTAGAGGCGTAAACAAAGTAATTTTGGTCGGTAATTTGGGCAACGATCCGGAAGTTCGCTACCTACCAAACGGTGGCGCGGTTGCCAATCTCACCCTGGCGACATCGGAATCGTGGCGGGATAAACAAACTGGTGAAACCAAAGAAAAGACTGAGTGGCACCGTGTTGTGCTGTTCGGGAAGTTGGCAGAAGTAGCCGGGGAATATCTGCGAAAAGGCTCGCAAATCTACATTGAAGGTAAGCTGAATACTCGCAAATGGACAGACCAGGCAGGAGTCGAGAAGTACACCACGGAGATTCACGTCAATGTGGGCGGCACCATGCAGATGCTTGGAGGCAAACAGGAGGGCGCATCGAAAAATGGTGGACCGGCGAATAAGCAGCAACAGGGACGACCACAGCAGCAAAGCCAGCCAACGGCACCGCAGAACGAACCACCTATGGATTTTGACGACGATATACCTTTTGCACCGGTAACACTCCCCTTCCCTCGTCACGCTATTCACTCGCTTTAACTCATTAAGGACGCGCTATGCCATCACCTCAACTCGGGGCGACCAACCCACGCCTGTGCTCTGCCAAAACAAAGGCTGAGGTGTTGGCGAACGTTGCGAAATATCTGACTGAATCGCTGGGAAGTCACACCCCAGTAGAAACCAAGCAGCAGCGCATGGAACGCCAGGCAGACTCATACGCCGACAGCCGGTTACGCATCATCAACCGGGAAGCCTCGTTCCAGCCAGCATTCCAGATTGTCGGCCCTCACCAACCACATGAAATTGACGACCGTTCACGCGTCCGCCTCGGTCGCTTCGGTCATCGCATCAGCGACTAAGGATAAACATGAAACTAAATATCGAAATCGGTAAATACGTCATTACCGGAAACACTCACGACCTCATTTTGCACGAGAAGCGAATTGTCGAGAAGGGTGATAACGCTGGGAAGGAAACGCTGGCGCGCATTGGCTACTACTCCAAATTTGAGAACCTGGTGAAGGAACTACACCACCGGGAAATTCTCGCATCGGATGCCCAGACATTACAGGCGCTGGTTCTGCATATCGAAACCCTCGGCCTGACCATCAGCAAAGCGATATCTGAATACGTGGAGCGAGAACATGCGCAGCAATCAGTATGACGCCAACTTAACACCCAGCGACTTGAAGATAGGCCGCAGACAGCGGCCAATGCCAAGTGAAGCAGAGCTTAAAGCACGGCATAGCTTCCCCGGCCCGGACAATAACCGGCACATCGACGCATTCATTAAGACGACTAAGCACTGAGGGATAAGAGATGGAATTATACGAAATTGAAGGTTTCTTGCGCGGTAAATGCCTGCCCGGTGATTTGCTGGTAGGAGAAAGCAATGCTCAATACCTTTTTCGCAAACTGAAAGAGCGTGATGCGCTGGAGCGTGAACTTTGCATGTCGGAGGCAAAATGCAAAGGTTACTTTTCCGACGCAGCGGTTGCATCACTCAAGTGCGATGCGCTGGTTGCGGAGAATGTAGGGCTGAAGAAATTTGGTGAAAGACTTTCAGAAATGCACAGCGACCTAAACGGGACTGGAACTGGAACTCAGGGGTGCCAAGAGGCGCACATACAGCAAGTTGCAATTGAGGCGGCAATTGAGGCTTTCGACGAATTAGAAACCCCAGCCACAGACGCAGCTATTGCAGAGCTAAAGGTGCAGGGTGTGGATATGGCAATAGAGCATCTGATTAAAAAATTCGAAGGAACTGGCGGTGTAGGCGTTCCAGTTATGGCGCTGGAATGGCTGGCTAAAGAGCTGCGCAAGGAGTCAGGAAATGAGCAATAACATCGAGCTTATGCAGCATGCGCTGGGCATCAACGAGCGTAACCGGCAGTCGTACCGTAATTATTTTCTCGCTGGGGATGGGCATGCGGATAATTCGAAGTGGCAGGAGTTAGTTTCTGATGGCTGCGCCACATCGCGCCAAGCACCAGATTTTGTCGGCGGCGGTGTTTTGTATCACGTCACAGACAAGGGTGAGGCGTTAGCCATTGCAGCATTACCGGAGCCTAAAAAGCGGACTCGATACGAAGAATACCAGCATGCTGATTGCGGTAACTCGTTTGCTGAGTGGCTTGGCATAAACAGCCCTGAGTTTGAGTATCGGGAAACAGGTTTTCTTACTGGAAAATATGAATACCGCATGCTGCGTCGCTGCTGGGACTACAGCGCTGATATAGCGGGTAACTGGTGCGATACGAAGAAAGCAGCAAAGGCCAGCTACAAAGAAGCGCTAAAGAAGCACCGGGAGGATATTCGCGATGAGCAATAACATCGAAGCGCTGATAGCCAGCATTAAACCTGATTTGGTTATGCTGTGTGATAGCGAAGAATTAACAGCAGAGCGCCGCGAAGCACTATCTCGTATCGTTGAGCATCTAACCCCGCCAAATCTCCTAGCACTGATAGCGGCGCTGGAGCAGGCGAAGCAAGAAAAAGCAGAGCTCGTAAATTTTTACGAAAACTCGCTTTGCCTTTTGCTTCCTGATTGTCGATATATGGATCCGCCAGATGGTGGAAATGTCACGCCACTGGCGCAAGTTCAGCGCATGGTTGCAGATTATCAGCAGCGCATAGCCGAACTAGAAGCCGCAGCGGTTAAGCCAGTGAAACTACCCCCTGTCTTTTGGTATGAACATGACGATTTATCCCGCGACGTTCCCGTGATGGATGCGCGGAAGGTAAAGAAAGCAATCCGCGCCGCTGGCGGTTCTGTTGTGGGGAGTGAGTGAGATGGCAAAGCTAACTAACTACCAGCGCAATACCCTCAAGGCCATCGATAGTGGTGCAGTGATGTTGCGGGCCAAATTCGACAGATATTTCTGGCAGGAATCAGACCAGCTTTGCTCTGCGGTCGGCAGGCGATTGAAGTCAAAGGGGTTGATTAGAACGGTTTATCTTAATTCGGTGAGAGATAAGGTCGAACTAACCAATGCTGGTCGAGCTGAATTGCATGGAGAGGATAAAAATAATGGCTAATCGCACAAGCAATAGAGCTATACGCCGCACCCTGTTAGCTGGTCGAGCGGGTAAGTTTCGCTTCAGCAATCGCCTGGCTGTGATATTTCACATTGATGGATTTCAGGCTGTTACATGGAAAGACTCAATCGCATCACAAAACAGGGCCGATAAACGCAGGATGACAACGTTATGACAACCAATCTGAGCACTGAGCGCCTGGAGCAATTCATTCGCCAACCACTGGATAACGGACTGACACGCGGCGAACAAATGGAAATGTCCCGCGAGCTACTGGCATTGCGGGAAGCGAGTAAGCAGGTGGTTGCGTGGACTGAGAAGTGTGAAATAACGAACATGCAGGCTACAGGGTTATACCTGCGCGGATTTCCTGACAACTCGCAAGGGCGTGACATCCCACTCTATACAGCATCACAGCCAGCCGTAGTTCCTGATGAGGTTACCTTTGAGCAAGCAATGATGGAGTCCTACAAACTTAGCCCCGCCGAAGCATATCAGAAAGCATGGAATGCCTGTCTCGCTGTCATACTCAACGCCAAATAGTCCAAATGTGAACCATAGCCACTAATTCACCACCCACTAAGCTCACATAAGAGCCATTACATCAACAATGGTTTACCTGTGAGCTAATCGCTTCAAATTATCAGATTTAAGACCATATATAACCCGCCGCCGAGAGCGGTTTTTTTGTGCCTGGAGGAATTATGATTAGCGAGACAAGCCCACTCATTCAGGAAAGTGAAGTGATGAATATCCTTGGGATTTCATCGCGTCAGACAATCTGGAATTACACGAATCAACACAACTTCCCGAAGCCAATCAGGACCAGGCCGAAAGCCTATCTTCGGGAAGCTGTAAACGAATGGATTATCAAAGGCGGCGTCAACCAACCTTCTTGATGTGCCAGAACAACTTATCAGCATGAAGCTCATAACCCTTTCTTTGCTCATCAATCCAGTCATGTTTGTTATATACAGCCATCACCCCGCCAAGCTCATGCCCGAGCATCCTTTCGGTAACGTGTGGCGCAATCCCTTCTTCTGATAGCCTGGTTACCAGAGTTCTCCTGAAGTCGTGTGCGCGCCAGTAACCGATATCCATACCAGTCCTTACACGACCCACGAATCTGTTCGCGGCCGCCATCGATATCGGATGGTCGATTTCATCACCTGGGAAAAGGATTTCCTTATAGGTGGTCATGGCCTTTTCTAGCAATGGCTCTATCTGCTCGAATATGGGCCTACGGATGATGTTCCCCATCTTGCTATGCTCTTTCGGCACGGACCATACTTTGTCATCCAGATTAAATTCTTTCCTCTTAGAAAGCCTTAGCTCCGAAACCCTCGCCCCCCAAAGCATTAGCATCTGGTGCAGCAACTTGTTCGAAGTTGCCGCCCTGCTCCGTTCCACAGCAATCCATATCTGCGCCAGCTCGGTATACGTCAGAACCCGATCTCCAACTACAGAACGAGAACCAAAGTCACGCGGCTGGATACTCATAATTGAGCAGTTATCGATAACCTGTCGTCTCATGCACCAACTAACAGCAGAGCGAAGTTGAGAAAGTATTTGCCTGGCACGGCGACTATTGGCCTTCTCTTCCTGAGTGAACAGGTCAACCCACTGCTTAACGGTAATTGATGAAACAGATCTGCCAGGAAAAGCATCACGCATATGCTTAATTACGGTGGATTGGTACAACTGAACAGTGTTCGGCCTTAGCGTTGCTTTAACGTAGTTCTCTTCCCAGTAATCCAGGCAATCGGCAAGCGTCATTGACTCGCTTGCTGATTTAGCAAAGTGAGTTCGCGGGTCAATGCCCTTGTCGTACAGAATTCTCAGGTCAGCAGTAATGCTTCTGGCCTCTTTGAGCTGCATGGCAGGATATCGGCCAAGGCTCAACCGCTGCGCTTTCGACTCCCACCGGTACCGGTACTGAAAACGGATTACTCCGTTTGGCGAGATGCGTGCGCTTAGGCCATCCGCATCCGATACTTCTTGCGGGCCGGAATATGGTTTACCATGTATTGAGCGAAGTTTAGTGTCACTGAGAGCCATAATAATATTTGGTACGCATCAGAAAGTGGGTTTGGTACAGTTCTGGTACGCAATATCACATGGACTAAAGTGGACAGTAAACAACATTTAAGGACACAGAGAGACGTATGAAGGAGTTATTTAGGTATGTTTCAGTTTAATAACAGTACGTTAGACGACATAATTGGACGGAAATAAACATTGAATAACTCAGAGCAACAACCTACTTTCCTTTTTCATGATTATGAAACCTTCGGTAAAAGTCCGTCACTCGACCGCCCTGCACAATTTGCGGCTATCCGAACCGACGACCAATTTAATGTTATGGGTGAGCCGGAAGTATTCTACTGCAAACCTGCGGATGACTATTTGCCGCAGCCTGAAGCGGTAATGATTACCGGTATTACACCCCAGCAAGCCCTGGCGCTTG